GTCTTATAGAGGGGATATGTAGGGATTTTACCCGCCCCCCTTTATTTTCTTTTTATTTCCGAAGCCACCGTCTTCTTTGGCTGTCTTCGAGTTGTGGCATGATGTGCACAGGGATTGCCAGTTTTTTCTATCCCAAAACAGCTTCCAGTCACCACCATGTGGCACGATGTGATCGACCACGTTTGCCTGGACCAGTACGCCTTTCGATTCGTGCTCTGCGCATAAAGGATAAGCCATCAACCAGGCATCACGCGCCTTGCGCCACTTGGTGCCATAGCCTCGGCTACTGGCACTGCCGCGCTTGGTGTCTGCTATCTTGCGCGATAATTTTAGTGATGATTGTTTGTTGCCAGTGCTGTATCGAACAGGTCTTGTTGGCACATCACCCCAAGATAAAAAGCCCTGCTCAGTGAGCCGGGCTTCGTTTGATTTCTGTGCTGAGTGACAATTCGCTCAGCCTGACTGGTTTTATACAGTTCTTTGCATGCAGATGTCAATACTATTTCTATTAAATTTCTTCATGGAGTACACGAAACAATCATACCAGGCGTGCGCTGACTCCATATCAGCCACAAACTTATTACGACCAATGGGCCTTCCCAGCTGCCTGGACAGTATCTTGCTCTGCCTTTCACGGCTGGCCATGATCGTATAGGCCACAATGAGCAGATCACGGTAATACTCTGGCATTTCTAGCAGCACACGCTCAGCGCGCGCTATGTTTGGTGGTACATATGGATCTGCTGCTATTCTCTTTTTGCAGTCCTTGATCAATATATCAGGCCCGTACTGCATCATCCTGTGCTCTAGTGACTCTGTGGCATAGCCTAGATTGACATCACCGCGCATGAACAAACCCCACTCTGCCAAATCCCTGATCGTGTCTTCATTGATTCTGCCATCACTCATGCCGCACCACCCGCCTGTTGTTGTTTTTTTATTGGATACCCAATTTGCCGAATCTTTTCCCACTCACGATCACGCGCTGCTGTGCTGGCCTTCACAATGGTTGGCGCCTTTGGCTCTGGCTTTGCGTTTCTGTATGCCTCCTCACAGCAGCGTTCGAACTGACCCAGTGTTGGCGCCCACTGTGGGTTGGTGTGCATCCAGGTAGTCATGGCCGTGTTGATTTCATCGTTGGTATATTTCACCAGTGCAACACCCCACTCCACCAGAGCAACAGCCAGCTCATTCTCATTGCTAAACCGGTTTGACCATGGTTGGCCATAGTGCGCTTTCAGGCGCACAAATAAGGCGCTGACAACGGGTTTTGGTAAGCACTTCTCAGGGCTACCAATCTTCACCGCTGAACGCTGCTGCTGTGCCGTTGGCGAATACGTCTGCGCGATTTTGCCGATTGGCTCCATGTGTGCCCCCCCGTGGTTTTGGATGTATGTTTTTCCAGCGTGATGAAATGCAATATTCAATCGTTTCCAGCTGCTCTTGGTGGTTACCCAGGCTGATGATCAAATTGATCATCGACGGCATTTCGTGTGGCAGAAATGTTCTGCCGTGCCGTTTCTCCATGTGCTCCAACCACCGCGCCACTGCAGCAGTATTGCACTGTGGTGGGTAGTTCTTATCTTTAATCTTTAATTCAAGTTCTAAAGATTCAGACCCCCGTTTTTGGGGGTATTCGATACCCCCGTTTTTGGTGGTATCTCCGGTTATAATACCGCCACATTTGGGGGTATCACTTTTACCAATACCCCCGTTTTTGGTGGTATCTGTGGATAACTTTTCAGACGTGTCTGCGCCTTCAATACCCCCACTTTTGGGGGGATTAGAATCAGCCTCTTGCTGTATCTCAGTTACCACCAACCGATAAATTTTAGTTCTACCACTGCGCCCACATCGATCACCCGTGAACACCAGCAACCCCTGCCCCTGCAAATCTGCCATCGCCCGGCTAAGGGTCTTTTCATTCAGCCCAGTATCCGCGATCAATCGCGTTATGCTGGGAAAACAGAGCAAATCCGTATTCGCCCTGCAGGCCAACGCCAGCAGCACATGCGCGCTAGATGACGGCCTCACCGGCAACGTCAACGCCCAATTAACAGCCCTATAATCCATAGCACCATGCAGCTTGTGTGTGTGCCCTCCCTGTCATAACCACCGCACCAACTGCCCAGAAAACGGCAACCCGTGAGTGTCCTTAAAAAACTGAATAAACGCCGCCGCAGAATCAAAGCCATCCGCTTTGGCAAACGCCGCCAGCTCATCAGCAGGCAATAGACGATTACCCACCATCACCCCCGTGCGATCAATAAACACCTCATCCACCGACTCACAGCGCGTGTGCCGCAACCGCCGGCAACCAGGCTGGCGCATACCGGTAAACAAATAAAGCTCATCACCAGGCTTGAAAGGCCGCGCACGCTTCGCACGAATGGTCTGCTTTTTATCGCCGCACTCCACCTTATAGGCAAATTCACGTTTGAAGTTTATGGCTGGCATGCTGGAAAATCCTTATATTCAAAATCACCAATCAGACAACCGCCTTTTGCAAGCCCGGTGCCGCCCCATTGCTTAAAGAAAAATGCAACCTCCCATATTTGCGCCAGCAGCCGTAGTCGAGAAACCCAATCAACAGCCATTTGCCGCGCATCATTGCCCGATTCACCGCCACAAATAATCCAGTCAATACCCGTTAAATCAAGCCGCGAGCTCACATCTTCCAACAACGGCTCACATGACAAAAACCGGATAACAGCAGGCACGCTGCGCAAAATATCCACGCGCGGCACACCGCGCTTAACATCCTCAACAGTCACCCCCAGCCACACATTGTGGAAACCATCGCCCCAGTCATCAGGCAAAAACCGCTTTATATTCGGCGCGCGCTTAGTCAGCAGCAACCAATCCATATCCGGGGTTTCGCGTATCACCTGCCACAACCGTTCGCGCTGGCCTGCCGGTGCATCATTGCTGAACACATCGCACATAGACCCGCAAAAAACCCGCAAGCGCCGGCCTTCACGCACCGCCTGCCGCTGCAACTTGTGCGGCAGCTTCCAGTTATTGTCAGACATCGCGCGCGGCTTTGTGCCAGCACCCCAGTGATGACCACCAAACCGGTGATCTAGCGTTTCCGCATAACAATGATCACAGCCAGGCGAAACCTTAGTGCAACCCCACCAGGGGTTAAATGTGGCATCACACCAGCTGATGTTTGTGGTTTCAGCCATGCTTAATCAACCCCCCGCAACAGACTGATAATCACGATAGATAGCCTGCAAAATATCCTTGTCATGCTCGCTGGTGTAATTGCTGGCCATGCGCCGACGCAGGCAGGCCAATTTGTCTGGCAGCATAAAGCTGAAACTGCCGCCTCTGGTTGCAATGCGGCGTATGCCCGGCTTGAATTTAAAATGTGAATCAGATGGTTCCAGATCTGGGTTATATCGCCACCGCGACAGGCCAGTAACATTGCAGATACCATCTTTTTCAATGCTGCCGCACTTGTTCACCATCATACTGATGTATGGCGTATCCAGCTCATCACACACATCTGCAATCTGTCTCACAGTCAACGAACTTTCAGCAATCGCCTGTTTTAGCATTGTGATTTTCCCACCGTATTCCATCACCACCCCCGCACCCGCAAAAACACCGGCCACACCGTAGCCATAAAAAACCAATATTTCACCCACCACAAAACACTGCGGCGCAGGCGCTGGTTCACAAAACTGGATGACGCCATACCAATGAAAATGCCTATAAACACATAACAGGTCAACAGCCCCAGCAAAAAGCCCTTGATTCCAGTCAAAGTGAATTCCATCATCTAATCGGTCCCATGTTGTCTAAAAAGGTGGTGATGTCATCGCCGTTTTCCTCTACCGCTTCCAGCAACGCATTCCATTGATCACAGACATCAGCTTCCACACCCACCGGTGATGCATCGATAACCGTAGCAGCGGCAAACTCATTGGCCACCAGTTCATTGGCAGCATTAAACACTGTCACCAGCTGCAGGAATGTTTTATCGTTGACTTCAATCATTACCCCTCCCCAGCATCATATAAAAACCCCTTTTTCTCACGCCTGCAGCGCGGAAAGGTTTTATTAACCGTGCACAAATAAATATTGCACATCACCTGCTGGCTGCGCACGCAACAGCCGCTTTTTTTCTGTTGCACTTCCATGCGCACTGCTGCTTCCAGCGTGGGGTTTGCGTAAGTATCTGCCACCCCCTACACTGCCAATAACTTACCAGGGCGCAATGAGCATTTATGAAACGCCCGCACCAATGCCGTTTTGTTCATGCCCCGCGCATAGCCGCGCTGGTGTTCCAGCGTTTGCAAATAGAATAAATGCCACAGCGTGCTGTATTGCAGTTCGCCGGGCGTGTTTGACACCGCCGCTGGCAGTGATTGCACAGCGGCCATGTTATTGACTACCAATTGCAGCATGGGGCTTTGCCTCCTTGGGTTTTTCCTGTTGTACCGCCTGCAGCGCCAGCGCATATACAATGCGCTCGATAGCGTTTTCGATGGCGGTGTCTGGGTGGGTTTGTGGGGCGGTGGCTGTCATTACAGCAACCCCTTCTCTATTGCGAACCATTCAGGCAGAAAAACCGATTCAATAACACCGGCGGTTTCGCATTGATCGGTGATCATAGACTTTGGAATCCACACCTCTGTTTTACCATCGAACACCAGCATGGCTTTTTCAGTGACGCGCCTTACTTCCACGGCGATTTCGATTTCTTTAACGCTCATGGCACACTCGCAGATTTCAGCAAACCATGTATGTGCGGCAACATACGCATCAGCTCATTCATCGCCTGCTTTTTACGCACCGAGCCATCCTGCACAAATTTTTCAATCAGCCAATACACTGGCCTGATGTCACCCGTGGCAATCAGCAATTCATCAAACCGGGGCAGCGGAAACTCCACATTGTCGCCCGGGTTGTGATTGAGTTTGCGTGACAGCTCAGAAACCGACATATCCAGATCAGCCGCAATCTGCTTAAACGGCCTGCCGCAGCTGTAAACCGAGGCCGTGACCACATCACGCCAGGCGGGGTACTGATCCAGCAGGCTTCCGTCATAATTAAGCTCTATCTGGTTTTGCATGGGTCACCTGAATAACGCTGAAACTTTGTTTCAGTGCGTTTCAGTAGCTGATTGAGGCCAAATAAAAACCCCCCGGCCAGCTTTACTGCTGGACCGGGGGCAACCACAAACAGGTGTGTGCGCGGTGCACTTTGTTAGAGCACCAATTAAATGGGAAACACCGCACACAACACCAACCAAAATTGAGGGACACCCAGTGCTAGAATCGAAAATCTCACAAAACGACCCCATCACCAGGAACCCCCCAATGACCGACATAACCGCAGAAGATTTTGAAAACGTGTCTTTATTCGCCCACCACATCGGGCTAAAAGCCCTGTTTGACGTGCTGGCGCAGCACCAGCCAACGCTGGCCGCAGACGTGGCGATGGAATTAACCCAGGCACAAGCCGCGCTTCCACAGATAATGAGGGCAGACCTGGCCGGCCATGTGCAGAGCAACCTGCAAGCGTGGATTGATCGCCTGCAGCAAAATACGCCGCCCATACCTTCAAATCATCAGCAACCCAATTGATCATGCGGCAGCCTCGCGTTCATCATATATATCAGGGCGCAGATCGCTTTCACGAATACCAGTTATGCGCACCACAATGGGCAAACGCTCTGCTGGCACTTGTTTGCGCCATTGATTTATCGCCTGCGACGTTACACCACACGCAGTCGCCAATTTGCGCTGGTTGCCACCAATATCGCACCAGCTATTAAATGACTGACTAGCGCTGTTTTTTATGGATTTGTTTGACATGGGCGGAGTAAAGCATGGCTTGACCACAGTTGTCAAGCAACACTTGATTGTTTTTTCCCATGGCATAACCGAACATCAAGCAATGCTTGATACTATCGGACAGCGAATAAAACACATCATCGACAACTCACCACTGACACAATCAGATATTGCGGCCCAATGCGGCGTCACCAAACAAGCAATCACAGGCTGGACAAACAAAAGCGCTATCACGAAACAGAATCTCAGCAAATTCTGCAAAATAACCCACACCAACATGCAATGGGTATTAGAAAAAAAAGGCGCTATGATGATAGAGACAGCTCATCACCAGATAGAGGAGCCAGTCGCACCGTACAACATGGATGATGTAAAATTACTAGACAGAATAAACAAACTTAGCCATGCTGATCGCGTGCGACTGGCAGCCATCATTGACGCGCTTAATAGCACGGTGGACAAATCCACCGGCAGCTAACCTACCCCACAAGGACGGCAAAAATGACAAAATATCTCATACTAACCACAGCAATATTCTTCAGTTTCCAGACCGCGGCAGAAGAAAACATAAATAATCAAATAGACTTAGCAGAAGCTAATTTAGAAATCCTCAACAGCCTTGCAACCCGCTGCAGTGTAGAAATTGATGTTTATGGTGCAGAAGCCCTGCAAAAAAACGCCTGCACCAAACTCATCACCAACGCCGGCGGTGACTTTATGACCCAAACCACAAACGCCTGCAAAGCTATAATTGATTGGAGCAAAGCCAACCGGCAAACCCAAGTCACGCATGCACAATTCAATAGAATTGGCCAGGCATGCAACCCGCAGCGTTACCCCTACATCACAAAAGCGCTCACAAAAATCAGAAGCCTGCAAAAACTACAGTAAATAGCACTAATACCGACCCCCAAAAATAATGATTAAAATGTAAAGCATTGCTTGACAGTGCGATAAAGCCATGCTTTACTCTCTCTAGACCACAACGGAGAGCCACATGCAAACAGCCACCACACACCCCCTATTCACCAAATACCCCCGCCACCCCGTGCCCGGGGCAGTCGAATCAGAAATCCACTGGATCATGCCCGGTAAGCCTACCTACCTGGCACCCGGCGTGGTCATGGGCATTGAATACGATGATGACAACACCGCCACATTCAAAATATGGGTTGACGGCAAACGCATCAAAAACCTGCAAACCAACAGCCGCCGCCAGCTGGATCTGCGCACCAGCCTGGGCCTGATCGTCACCCACATTAGCAACAAACACAACACCATCACCGGCTACGCAGAAAAAAGCCTGATCGAAATCGCCCCCGTGCCACTGCACCTGATAGGCGCTGAACTGGGTGGCCAGCAATGAGTGGCCTGTCGTCATCCAAATTTTTAGCACTCAGCGCATACAAACCACCCAAAAAACCGCGCGGCAAGGCAGGCACCAAACTGGCCAAAACCGCCATCAAACACCGCTGCAGCATTCACGGCAAACAAAACACCACCAGCAGCGTGCACCTGTGGCACCTGCAAGTGCAAACCAACAACAACCTGCAACGCATCAAAGCACGGATGGCAGCATGAGCCAATTACTAGACCCCCGCGATGATCCAGACTACAAAAACAAAACCCGCGCAGAGCTGTACACACAGCTGGTGGCTGCACAAGAAGAAGCTGACGACTTCCGCGCTGACAGCCATAATGAAATACGCGGGCGCCAACGTGCAGAGGACAAACTTAAAGACACGGAATCAGAAAACGCCGTGCTACAGAAAAAACTGCATGATCTGCGCATCGCCATCGAAACCGCCATGGCCATGCGCTTTCCAGATGCACCACACGTCACCAAAGCATTTGGCTACGTTATGAGCACCAGCACGGAATATACAAAAACAGAAACAAGCGAAGAATTAAACCTGCTGCAACACCTGCACAGGCTTGCAACGTAATGAGTCTTACACGCAACAGCGCACCTGCATTCGCCAATGTTGCGCGCAACGGGTGGCAAGCATTCCCGTTTAAGTGCAGGAGGGGCCGCGCCAGCGACATGCCAGCGAACCCCCATGGAAAACTCCTGACCATGGCACAGACTGGCAAACCCAACAACCGAGGGCAATGATATGGACCTGTATCTATTTATATTAATTGCAATCATCTACCTGGGCGCCGGCATCTACCCCAGCAGCCACATGCACGACAACAGCCGCCTGTATTACAGCCTGACAGAAAACAGCTTCATATTCACATGGCTGCTATGGATCAGCTGGCTGCCCGTGTTTGTAGTCTATATGTACAACCAATCGCTGAAAACAAAACCAGAAGGCGACGAACATGGATACTAACGAAATCAGTTATTGCCTGGCGAAGCAAATCTCAACAATGCACGCGATCGCCACGAACTACGGTTATATTGAGCTTGATGAAGCAATGCAAGAAGCCGTAGAAAATGCGCTGCGTCCACTCTTAGAGAAGAGGCTGGAAGAACAATCAAGAATAGTGCAGGAAATAAACGAATGGGAGCAGTATGAAACATAATCTAATATTGCAATAACCTCCGCTTTAGCACAGGCAGATAACGTTTAAGTTAATTTGCGGCGCGATGCTGCATGACAGTGGCGGACTGGTTAACCGTCAAAATTGAACGCCATGTTATGTGCATGGTGGGAGTATATAAAATGGCAATAATTGAATTGAATGTAAAACGGTTTTTGGTGTGCAGCACTGGCGAGGACGTTGATTTTCCAGAACCAGAGGACAGTCTTGAAGCCGCTATTGCGATGCGCGACAAAAACAACGAAGACGAAGATAATGACGAGGGATGGGATATTGTGGCAGAAGTAGACGCATAACGATAAAGTTGAAGACAACGAACTAGCGGAGTGACTTGTTAGGTGCTCTAAATACGGAGAACGGACATGACACCAGAACAGATGGCGAAGGATGCGGCGCTGGCGATACAAGGCGGAACGAGAATGACGCTGGTTTTACCGAGGCCGTGGCGAAATAGGCCACTGAAGTTTCCGCGTGGAGAATTGCTGTGCGAAAACTCCAACGGCTGCAATGTTTACAGTTTCGACCCGCTTCGAGTGCTGGCATGGCTCGCCGCTAACGGATTGGTGAAAGTGGAAACAAAGGTAGCACCTAACGATTAAGTTAAAGCGCCGCGCTTTTCGCGGTCGATTTTGAACGCCTTGTTAGGCGCGGTGGTGAAAAATGTACGAATGCACATGCCCTTATTGTGGCAAAACAATGGATGACCCGGATGATTGCTATGAACCGGATGTAACTTATGAGTATGAATGCCCCAACTGTGAGAAAAACTTTGTATTTACAATCGACTATATCCGAACCTACAGCGAGAAAAAAGCCGACTGTCTCAATGGTGCAGAGCATGAATATAAGCCAACCATAACTTACCCGAAGCAATGCACAAAAATGCGGTGCGAACACTGTGATGATGTGCGGGCATGCACAGAACAGGAGCTGGCGCAGGTATTGAGCGCCTAACGACCAGCATCAGGCGCGGCGCTTTTTGCCGTCGCCTGAATGTGCTGGTTAGGTTGCGGAGGAATTATGAAAGAGAAGAAATTACTCGAAGAACTGAAATCCTGCGTTGATGACTGGGGTGATAATTTTGATATTGATCTTGTGCAAGAGGACTACTGGAAAGGCAATACCTATTTATCAGTAATCATCACCCACAAGTCGCTTGGCCATGATTACGAATTTAGAGCGCGTGTCAGTGACGAAGGTACTGTGAAATGGACTACAACGAGGATAGCTGGACACCGATAAATATGGGAAATTTGTTTGCATGGATGTGGTTTGATACTGCGCCGAAAAGAGCAACCTAACGCCCAAGGTAAGCCGCCCGCCGCCAACGAACCGAACAAGGGAAACGAATGCTAGACACAGAACAGAACGAAAACGAAGCCGCTTGCGGCGGGTCGGCCTTGACCGCCGTGTTAGGGGTGGGATCCACGCGGATGCACCCGCACGAAAACAAGTTTCACGCGGGCAACAGAGAAGACGGGAAGCACTACTGGCTGACGCCACCCGAGCTTTACACGGAACTGAACGCTGAATTTAATTTTGACTTTGACCCCTGCCCTTACCCGAAGCCAGACGACTTCGACGGGCTGACGTGCGAGTGGGGGCAGCGGAACTATGTGAACCCCCCTTTCGGATCCATCGTGCACCAGGGGAAGAAGAAGGGGCCGACTGCGTGGATGCGCAAGGCCATCGAGGAACAGCGGAAGGGGAAGCTGTCGGTTGTGGTGTACCCAGTGGACAAGTGGGTTCTGATGATGATGGCCGCGATAGGGGCGCAGAACATCCGAAACCTCGGCGATGTGAAGTGGTGCGCCACAGAGGACGGATCCAAGGGCAAGGGCACTGGCCGGCACATCGCGTGCTTCGTGCTGACCCCTAACGCAAAGCTAACCGGCGGGCCGTCAGGCCCGTCCGGTTGAGCGACAGGTTATAACGCATGTTGCTGGCACTGGACTACGACGAAACGTACACCGAAGACCCGGAGTTCTGGGACTTGGTGATTGGGCTTGCTGTGACACGCGGCCATTCGGTTATTTGCGCCACGATGCGGCACGAGCACGAAGGAGAGGACATTGTTTCTGCTCTCGGCCATAAGGTTGAGCGGATAATTTTCACCGGCAGGAAAGCCAAGCATCAGTTTGTGCAAGAGGCCGGATATTACCCGTCTGTGTGGATTGACGATTCGCCACATTGGCTATTTCGGGATGCGTTATAACTAATATTAGAACCCTGCAAACTCTGGCATGCGCTCGAACTGGTCGCGGGTCAGCCACACCGATGTTATGGCGTACTCATAGCGTTCATCGCCCAGCAGATCGTGCGCCTCGTGACACTCCATCACGCAGGCCGTGCCGTCGTATTCAACCCTGGCAAATTCTTCGGTCACATAGTCCTCACAAGCTGGCGCGTGGGTGCTTGGCGGGTATTTTCCGCCCATCGTTTCGCGCAAGTCTCGGCACATCGTCTGGCAGTTACACATAGCTGGCTCCGGGTTCTAACACGGCGTTCAAAATCGACCGCGAAAAGCGCGGCGCTTTAACTTAATCATTATACGACAAATAACGATTAACACGAGAAGAGACAGCGAATGAACAAACACAAATCGCCTTTCTTAAATGAACTTCGACATCACATGCACGCGCGTAATTACAGCGAAGCCACGATAAAATCCTATGTCAGCTGGGCGTTGAAATATATTGTGTTCAACCACAAAAAACACCCGCGCGACATGGGCCGTGAACAGGTGGAACAATACCTGGCACACCTTGCTACTGCTCGCTATTGCTCTGTGGCCACACAAAAGCAGGCGCTCAATGCGCTGGCGTATTTGTACAATCGGTTTTTAATAAAACCACTTGGCACGCTCACCATCAAAAAAGCGCGCAAACCAAAACGCCTGCCCACCGTGCTATCGGTTAGCGAAGTCAACGCCCTGCTGGAAAACCTCACCGGCGTTTACCTTACCTGCGCGCTGCTCATGTATGGCGGTGGCCTTCGCCTGATGGAATGCCTGCGCCTGCGCATAAAAGATATAGATTTTGAACGCAAACAAATCACCGTGCGCGGTGGCAAAGGTGACAAAGACCGCACCACCATGCTGCCCCTGTCTGCCATCAAACCCCTGCAGCGCCAACTGGCACTGGCAGGCAAATACCACCAGCAGGATCTGGCCAACAACAAAGCCAACGTGTGGCTACCGAATGCACTGGCGCGCAAATACCCAAACGCACCTGCACAATGGGGCTGGCAATGGCTGTTCCCCGCCAGCGGTTATTGCAGTGACAAATACACTGGCGAAATCCGCCGCCACCACATACACCCAAAATCACTGCAACGTGCCATCAAACACGCCGTGCACGCTGCCCATATAAACAAACCCGCCAGCGCACACACCTTGCGCCACAGCTTCGCCACGCACCTGCTGGAAACCGGCGTCAACATTCGCGTAATACAAGACCTGCTCGGCCATCAAAACATCAACACCACCATGATCTACACCCATGTGATGACCCACGGCACCACCGGCCTGCAAAGCCCCGCAGATTTGCGCATGGCACAGCAATGACCACCCAATGCAAACTAGACCGCTGCCAGGAGCGCTTCACACCAAAGCGCCCAGGCCATAAATTCTGCTGTGATGCCCACAGGGCAGAATACCGCCGCGACCACCAGCCCGGCACAGGCACCATCAAAGCCCTGCGCCAGTTGAAAACCACCGGCTGGTCAGTCACAATCCACTTTGACACCCAGCCAGCTGTCAGCGTGGGCGCAAAAATACAACTGAGCCGCGATTAATCGCGGTTTATGGGGTTTAATATGGCAAATGATACCAACATAAGCGATCAGCCAGAAAAGCTGTGCGTGTTTTTAGGTATGGTAGTGGCGGAATTGGTAGACGCATTAGTGGAGCTGATAGCCCTATGTAAAGACGGCGTGCAGGTTCGAACCCTGCCTACCATACCTAAAAACATACTGACATGACCCCAGCCACCTATCTACGATACAGCACCGACAAACAACGCGAAGCCAGCTGCGAAGATCAGCTGCGCAATGTGCAAGAATTTTGCAGCCGCAACACCTGGCCGATGCCAGTAATCTATAAAGACGAGGCCACCAGTGGTGCCACGCTCAATCGCGCCGGGCTCGATGCCATGATCACCGCTGCGGATCGCAAAGAATTTGATGTGTTGATTGTTGATGATCAGAGCCGCCTTGGCCGCAACTACGAAATTCCGCTGATCATCGAGCGCATGAAATTTTTTGATATACGCGTGATCTGCATTAACAACGGAATCGACACCAGCCGTGATGGCTATGACCTGCTCGTGTGCATGAATAACATGATGGACGTCAAAACTATCAAAGACCTCGCCCAGCGCACCCACCGCGGCCTCACCGGCCAGGTGCTAAAAGGCAAAAGCGCGGGCGGCAAAAGCTACGGCTACAGCAGCCAGGCGATCGACGACGGATACATAAAAACAATCGTGCCCGAGCAGGCCGAAATTGTGCTGCGCATTTTTACCGATTACGCCAGCGGCCACAGCCTGCGCCAGATCGCCAACCAGCTCAATGCCGATGGCATCCAAAGCCCAGGCGGAAAACGCTGGCGCACCAGCACGCTCTATGCAGACCCGCTGCGCGGCACCGGCCTGCTGTGCAACCCGCTATATAACGGACAATACGTTTGGAACCGGGGCGAATGGCGCAAACACCCCGACACAGGCAAACCCTGCCAACGCCAGCGCCCACAATCGCAGTGGCACACTATCGATGCCCCGCAGCTGCGCATCATACCGCCAGATCTATGGCAGCGCGTGCAAACCCGCATCGCCACCACCCGCAAACACACCCGGGTGCAAATCAGCGCTGGCAAACACCACGGTGGTAGATCGGCGCAGCACATCCTGTCTGGTCTGCTCAAATGCCAGTGCGGCGCGAGCTATATCATCATCAACCGCAACCGCTACGGCTGCGGCGCCAGGCGCGCCAACGGCCACGGCGTGTGCAGCAATGCACTCACCGTCGATCGCACACTGGCAGAGCAAAAAATTCTAGCTGGCATCAAAACCCAGCTGGCCACCGAGGCCAACTACAAAAAATTTGAAGCCCGAGTGCGCGCCCTGCTCAAACAACGCGAGCCGAACACAACAGCCCTGCAGCGCCAGCTCACCGCCGCGACCACAAAGCGCGACAACATCATCAAAGCCATAGAGGCAGGCATATTCACCCCCAGCACCCACGCCGCCCTACAGGCCGCAGAACACAGCATAGAGCACAGCCAGGCCGCGATCGACCAGGCGCACAAAAACCAGCCCGCCGCCATCCTGCCACGCGCACGCGACATCTACAAACAACTGATCGCCCAGCTGGAAAACGCCACAGACAAAAACACGGTGAGAATAGCAGTACAGGAATTAATTGGGGAGATAGAGCTGCAGCCAAGCCAGTGCAAAACGCACCTGGTGGCCAAAATTACCGGCCATGCCGCTATGGCCGGTAGGTTATCAATGGTAGCGGGGGCAGGATTTGTGTGTTTACCTACCGATTGGCTTATTCCGCTGACCGGTGCGGATTGTGGCACAAAGAGCGGGTGACTTCAACAGGTTGGCGGGGTGTTTTGGGGGTAATATATAAGGAGTGGGTGATTTACAAATATTTTCTGGTATTATTCCAAATCCTATTCACTGATCTGGTTGAATTTTGAGCAGTGTGGCCTGTAGAGCATTTACCTTTATTCGCAATCTTATATTGTCTGCTGCGGAATCTTGTATAACCTGGGCGCCCGCTCGGGTTGCATCAATTGTTTGTCGATGTGGATCTTCGGGCAGGGTATCTGTTGCGGCGGCAATGTTCCACAGCTGGTAAGTAAAATAGTCAGACTGACTATCAGGGCCAGCAGTGGCCATGCAATCAGGATGCGCCACATTTCTGGTGGCAGTGGCAGCTGCTCTGGCTTTTTCGAGTTGTTTGATTTTTTCATTTTTGGTTTCCAGTTCGGTTTGCGCGCTGGCCATGGTCTGGTAGAAAGCGCTGGCTATATTGATGGCACCGGCCTGTATATCTGCCTGTTTTTGTGCGGCTATGGCGGTGTTTTTGGTGGCCTGTGTTGAATCGATCAACTGCTGATCTGCCACGCCGTTGTGGTGGCCTGCGTAATAGGCGGCGGTGATGGCCAGGGCAATTGCCAGCAGGCTGGCTATGCCGCCTTTGATGGTCATGCCAGACAGATGGTGGTGATGATTGCAGCCAGCACCAGCAGCATGCTGATGACCAGTGCCACGGCTGAAATTAGCTGGTATTTTTTGCGTGGGTTCATTTCATTCACCCTCCCGGCGCCGCTGATTGACCATGATGGTTTTGTCGTATTCATCGGTGACTTTTTCTGTGTCACCGCGCACGGTGAATTTGCGGGCCTTTAGTATGGCGATTAGCCACAGGTAGCGTTTTTGTTTTGCATAAGCCAGCAGCAATAGATATATGACCGGGTTTAATATTGCAATGGCGGCTGCCCATCGATCACGATCAAGATCACCCACCATGAAAAATCTTGTGATGATGTAGCCGGTGAGTATGGCAAAGGTGAAGATGATTAGTTTGCGCGCGAAGTCATCCAGGTTTGCCAGGTAATGTTTCACCAGCGCTTTAAACATTTGCACAACAGTCAGTGTGGAAATAATTGAAATTGCCAACCAGTAATGATGCAGAAGCCAGGCTATGGTTGAGTGCTCATCCATCAGTGTTTCCTCAGTTCGCGCACATCGCGTTGGGTGCGGTCGGTCATTTTTATGATCAGGTCAAACCGCTGATCGATGGATTTTTCAAGTTGCGTGAAACGCTGCGCGTTTGCCGAGTTTTGTATGTCGGCCTGCGCATTGGTGTATCGGTCTTTCGCTGCTGATTTGTCGGCCTTAGTTTCAATGAGTGCACGGAGTAGTTCTGACTGCCTTGCCTGCTGCGCCCGGGTTTCTGCATTTGACTGGTCGATTTTGGTGTTGAGGATGACAAGCCCCCCGCCGAGCGATGCGGCCACCGCAATGATTCCCGCAAACACAGCAATGAGACTAACGCGGAGATGACTCCGACCCATAACAACAGGACTGAAATCATCAATGGCTTCCTCTAGTTCGTGATCGTGTTTGTTCATTCATCTTGCGGCCTCTGGTTAGTGCTTCAAAACAAAGCGATGATAGTTGCCCACAAACTCATCCACAGTGCCGGCGCCCAGCGGTGTGTTGTAATGTTTTTTCCAGTATTCACCCAGGCCACGAATATCATCAGCATCAGGTAATGCGCCAGGCTTGCGCAGATAATGCACGCGGCACATCAGCGCAGCATAGCGCAGATTCCAGAATAGTATTTCTGCGCGGTGCGAGTACGGGCTGGCCAGATTGTTCAGCAGTTTGGTATAGGGTTTTGCATCTTTATATTTTAAAAAGTTGCCCCATATATCATCGTGAGTTGCGGGCTCCATCTGGAATATACCAACTGCGGGCCCTCTAATCTGTGCAAAATATGTGCCCATGTGTGACTCTTGCGCGGCTGTGCCCAGCAGTAAATTGACAGCCGCTTCGGAATGCAACTGTGCATCACGCAGCACAGGCTCGATCACATAGGTGCGCAGGTGGGTGGATTCAATCATGCTATATCTGCACAGCCGTCTGAATATATATCAGACAGTTCAGATATTCGTAGACCGTGTATGAAGTTGATTATCATTGGACTATTTGTACATGTGGTCGGATATTGATCGAGCGCATGCACTGGCTAAATAAATCCACCCATCAACATTGGGATGAACGCCATCACTCACCAGCGTTGGAGACGACCCGCCGAACGCTGCATATGCAGGGACAATAAACACATTTGAATTTTCAGCAGCTAACTCTGATTTATAAATATTCGTCTGTTGTATTCGGGCGTCATAATCTGCATCAGTACGCCCAGTTGTCTCTACTATGTGGATTCTGACGCCATCATACGCAGAAGTCAGTCTTGTTATTTCTGTTTGCAGGTCTGTTTTAAAGCCTGCGGTTATATCATCAGTAGCACAGTCATTAGTGCCGATGTTAATTATAACGTCTGAAACATAGTTTTGATGTTTCGGTGGATTTTCTCCAAGCGATTTATCGAGCAATGAATCGACTCTATGCGATAACAATTCAGACCCGCCGTTTCCGACTTGCGCCCCACCTCTGCCGTACATCAAAAAACGATGCTGTACACCGGAAGCCGCTGTTTCGCCTTCGTTTGATGTTGGCATTCCACCGACAAAAATATTTTTATCAGCTAGCTCTTTTTCTAGCATAGGAAACCATGCTGCATCTTTATAAGTAGATACTGCAACCATGTCTGTGGAGCCAGTGTCGTACCAGTCTGTTGCAGACTGTATGCCGACGTTCGCATATCTCGAAACCGGGTATTGCCCTAGTCGTATAAATGAATCTCCGATAAACGCAACGCAGGTAACACTGGCATGCGCAGGAAGCATAAGAGGGCGCTTAGATACAATTAAATTTCTTATGTAGTATTCATCAGCTATACTCGCAACGCCAAAACCCGCATAACCTAGATATAAGTTTTGAAATAGCTGTGAGCCAAGAGCATTTGCATCAACATTTACAGTATCAGCCAAACCCTTATTAATAAACACAATCGCTTTACCCCTGTTATATGTAATTGTTACGCGCGAAAACTCATCTTTACCTTCTGCCGAATATTCTTTTCCTATAGATGCGTTTGATTCAGAAACTATCAGCACCCAACCAAAAAGGGAAGTTTTTATTAGTGAAAAGTCATCGCCACCACGAGTACATTGAAAAATCTTTGCTGTCGACGCAGGAACATAATCAACAGATAATAACTCCGACTGGATTTCAAACTGGATTAAACCAGAATTTAGAAGACTTGCGTAATTAGCAGCAGACATGACCCACTTCAAACCGCACAATCCATCACCGCCATTATGCAGCGAAACACCTTTAACAGAATCATAGACCGGCGTTCCAGCCGTTACCACGGCTCCATTTAAATCATCAGCAGATGTAAGAGACGCCTGTACGACAAAAGCATCATCTACGTCCGTAAATTCCGGGAAACCTTCGTATTGAATAGTCACTATAAAATCCCCCTAGTTGTGATGTGATCCGCGTACCTGATAAGCCGCTGAAATAGTCGCACCGAGCTGCACAACTTTTATAGCGCCGAAACGCCCATTCAAAATATAATTCCCAGCCACTTTAATATCATCAGTTGATTGTATTACAGCGCCGACGACAAGAGACCTATCTACTAGCTGCACAGCGATAGCTTCATAAGTTGATGAGCCGATGTGTTTTACAAAAACGTTAAGGCTATCCGCGCCAGCACCTGCGACCGCTGATATTTCATGCACATTATAAATTGCTAGTCCTTCGTCCTCTTCATAGACGATACTACCATCTGCTGTATCAGAAGCTGTCCCAGCAGATGCAATAGCCCATTGTTCTGGTTTTGTTCCGTCATCAACTACTGGCAGCGCCCCGCCAGCGGTTGGGGTTACATCAAGCAGCCAGCTTGCTCCGCTAAAATAATAAATATCGCCCGTGTCTGTTTCGATTGCAGTATCGCGCGCTTTGCATCCATTTTCACCGGCTACTGGTTTTGTGCCTGTGCTAAGCCCGATGTATGTATTGCCAGCCGCGCTGGCTACGGCCAAACTGTAATCTGTCATTGTGGCTTCCTCTGTACGCTGTTGTTATTTAAATTATTTTTTTTGCGAAAAAAAACCGCGCCTGTTGCCGGGCGCGGCTGATATGCTTGTTGTCTGCGCTATCGATATATTGGCATTATTGTCCCAACTGGGTCATGTATTGGCACATTGTCAATACGGACAGTGCCCAGGGCATCCATATAAACCTCTCCGCTCCCCATGTAGATATTGCCGTTTATTATGTACCCCTTTTTCTTTTCCAGTTCATTGTAATGTCATTTCTTTTTCCTCAAAATTATTCTATTTCACAGCCTCACCAAAAATCCGCAATGGTTAAGCCCTGATCCTGATTCTGCCTTTGGTATAGAGGATATGTGCTCACAGAAAACGATATTCTCTCGGTCTGTTTTGTACTCCATCCTCAGTATTCCTAGCGGATCAGGAAGGTCTACTTCTGGTCTGGTGCTACTTTCATCGGATAGTGACATGCCGAAGTACAGGTTAAAATCGCCAGCGTAAGCAGGTGCGCATAATGTCAGCAGGAAAAGGGTTCTAGTCAACATACTCTATTATTACCCAGCCTCGGTTAAAGCAGCCTGATAGAATATAAACAATCACTAATATTAGCTTTTTCATGTTGACTACTTCTCCAGAAACAGCACCGCCATGACTGCGGCATCGACTCTTGTTGCTGTAGCCGTCGCATCAAAACAATATATATCACAGTAATTTGCTGTTATTGCCGCAGGTTGGGCAACCAAAAGCTGTGTGTTTATTGCATTACTTAACACAATATAATTTGTTGTCCCAAAATTATGAGTGATGCGATACCAACCAATGTTAATTTTCGAAGGGGTGAGACTTGTCGTTACATTTGCGTTAGCAGTCCCGTCTGTGTTTATTCGTATTTTATATATACCGGCAAGGTCTTGATCGTAACCATTCCAGTTTGTAGCTGTTGTAGCTGTTGTAGCTGTTGTAGCTGTTGTAGCTGTTGTAGCTGTCGCCGCATTGCCTGATATATTAGTAGGAATATAGTTTAGCGCACGCTCATCAGTAATCATGCTATTAGTAATTGCAGTCGTTGAGGTTGCAAGCGCGATCTGCGCAATAGCAATCTTGCCTGCTGGGATGGCCGGGGCGGATGGAATCGACGCCTCAGTGCCAGTAACAATACTATAAACGCCAGTCGCCTCGTCAATCACAATCCGGTCAATGCGCGGGTTGGTAACGGGGGCCGTGATCGTTGTGGTCGTTTGCTGCGCTACGGTGGTGAGCGTGGTGCCGTACTGCGATGTGCCAGCATCAATAACAACCTTCATATCTGGTGGGTTGGCTTCGTGCGGCGCGAAAGCGGCGGCTACGTTGGCCGTCACTGAAATGGCTGCATCTATATTACCAGCATATTCCGACGGCACGCTGTCCTGGCTAACTCGATCTGGCTGTACAAATGTTGCGACTGTCATTTAAACGCCCTCTGCTTCCCAGTCTATGGTACCAGCAACCGCGCCGGCATTGTTGAATAAATATACATCAAATGATGTGCTTGTGACGTTATTGATAACCGCATAAACGCCAGATGTGCCCTTAACAAATACACGCACAAAAGGCGCAACATGAAATTGCTCGGCGTAGACAATCGTTTCACCAGAAATACTAATAGCAACATCTTTTGCATTGATCGTGTATTCTAACAGGTCAACCGTAGGTTTGAAGCCACGAATAGCAGCGTTGCCTTTTGTAGTATCTAGCACCAGTTTTTGTTTAATGTAGCGCATATCAATATTCCCGATACTCCACGGTTCAAAGCCATCATATGAATCTGCTACTAATCTGTAATCAATCTGTAAGCCAGGATCAGCCACACCAGCGGTTTCACCAGGGCAGAGATAACTATCTATCTCCGCCCAAACACGCACGCCATCGTCAAAATCAATATCAATTTCTGGCGCTTCATAGCTGCACGAAGGCTCTGGGTCTGGCGAGCATTCATCGAATACGCGCATGCCCAGCGCTGATATTGTGCTGGTGGACTCTGGATATAAAACCCCCGTCCAGTGTTTAACAAAATTTACCCGCGATCCTAACCAGTCGGGTGATTGCTCTAATTGATATATTACATCAAGCGCGGTGGTTACGACAAGGCTGGCCTGCGCTGCGGTGGTGGAGTAGTTGCCGCTGGTGTCCACCGCTTTTATATAAATGGTCCAGTTGCCAGGCGGGATGTCTGCGCTGGTGACATTGGTGCCGCGGGTGACACTGGTTAGCGGTGTTGCATCTGCATAGCTGCTGGCGCCGCGTTTGCCGTAACGGATGTCGTAGCCTGCCAGGTCTGCATCTGTAACCTGTGTCCATTTTAGCACGACCACTTCGCCGTTTTGCGCGGCGATAAAGCCGGTGACATTGGCCGGCACGGCGGTTTTGCCGATGACGGTGGCGCTGTCTGACAGCGCCGCTGATTCTACGCCCAGGCTGTTGAATGCTTTTATATACACCGTGTAGCTGATGCCATCTTCTACCGGGCTGATGTATATCTCTGTGGTGGCCGGATCCTGTATGCGCGCATAGAACAGTTTTGTGGCATCTGTGGGTTTTTTGATATACACATTGTAGCCCAGCACAAAGGCATCTGCCGAGGCGGTGAATGTGGCTTTGATGCGGCTGACTATGGTGCCATCACCATTTAATATTAATGCGTTGGTGCCGCTTTCTAGCACCAGGCTGGTGGGTGCGGTGACATCCAGCGGATCTAGCAGTTTGGTGTTGGCTGGTGGATCGGTTTCTGCCGATACGGCCCAGTCATAAACCGATGCTTCATACTCATCCAGCTCGAAATTTATGCCGCCTTCCAACAATAGCGTGGTGTTGACCACGCGAAACAGTTTGCCAGACCAGCCCGTGGTGGTGCGGGTGATGTCCACCACTTCACCGGTTTGCACTTGCAGGGCATCTGCATTGGCGGCCTGCAGTTTTACGCTGATTTGTTGGCGCGATTTTTTTAGTATGGTGGCTGCGCGGTTTTGTGCGCGGTAGCGGTTGCTCTCATAGTTGTTGCTTTCATCTGCGCGCAGTTCGCGGTTGCCGTCTGCTGACAGGTAGCTGGCAGAATCGGCAATCACTTCTGCATCGATATAGCCAATGGCGGCATCCACAAAGCTGTAGTGCACTACGTTAGCCAGGTCTTTTATACCGGCTTCGCCATATTCGAATGCACCGGTTATGTTCGTGTCATCAAATGAATAGTTACTGGTATCATCATCGCGTTCGATCACCAGGGTGTATTTGCCGCTTACCCATGGCAGGTGCGCGCGCATGGTGAACAGTATTTTTTCTGCATTGCTTTTTACGCTGCCAGCTGTTTCAATGATGCCGTTAAAATCAAACAGGTTGATATTGACCGGGGTGCCACCCAGTCCGCCATCATGATCTACCTTTATGGTTTCTGCATAATCTGCGCCGGCATTGAAAGCATCCAGTTCTGCTGATGACAGCCCTTTACCATAAACGGTGCTGGTTAAATAATCATACAACACCAGCGCCGGGTTGGTGCCCCACGCGGTGCCTGCGGTGCGCGGGTCGTGTAGCTTTTTGCCCTTTAGAATAAATAATGGCGCGGGCTCACCCGACCAAACTGCGGTGTTATATACATATTTAATAACCACATAACAAATGCCGCGCAGTCGGTGCGCGGATGTCCACAAGAGCGATGCGGCATCCAGCGCGGTGTCTACTGTTTGTGTGGTGGTGCCGCCGTGAAAAGTAACGCTGATATAACCCACATATTTTGCATTGGTGTAGCTGACACTATCGAACAATATATCCACCAGCGAATCACACTCGCCCTCTGCCAGTGCATATACCACCCACATATCACGGGTGCCATTTGTAACCGTGCGAAAAACCGGCTTTCCACTAATTGCAGACTGCCCATAGACTACTGGTAGCTGAATTGTGTTTGGTGTTTTTTTTCTTAACTGATCAACATACGCAGCCCACGCACCTGCCCCTATAATAAATGTACCCGTGCCATAATACGCGCCTGGCGCAACTATGCGCTCTGGGTCCAGGTATTCACCACCCCAATATGGCGCAAAGAAATCGGTGATGGTTAGATATTCCATACCCAAATCGCCAGAGTAGCGATTTTGCTGGCTTGCATCCGATAGAGTTCTGCCAGAGCTAGCTTCCCAGTTTGACCAGTGGTTCGAAATGGTCAGATTAACGGTGCTATTGCGCCCGCGCGTATCCTCTTTGCAGTTGTATTTGTCAGTAAAGCCATAGAACAGCACCACGGCTTCTGCCACGCCAATCAGGTAGCGATAGATATAGACATCGACATTTTTGGATTCAGACAGCAGCAGCGCGTGCACAGCGGCAGTGGCGCCTGATAAACCAATGCTGATGGTGCCGGGTTTGATGTCCAGCGATTCCACCACATCGGGCACATCCATCAGCACCACGGATGACAGATATATATTGCCGCCATAGGTGATATTGTAAGGCGCTGTGGTGTAATACAGCGGCGTGCTGAAATCCATGCGCACCAGGTGGTAAAACTCTACATTATCTGCGCCCAGTTCTGTAATGGCACCGGCTGATAGTCCTCGGTTGGCCATTAAATTGCCTCAGTCAAATCTATTGCGTAGCTGTATATGCTGGGGTTTTTGGTTTTGAATTCCTGCATGCCATCTTTATATGCGACGGTAAAAGGCACATTGTTTATGATGACGGCCTCATTGTCTGCCAGCGGATAGATTAGCGGTGGCTCTATTGGTATTAATGCCAGCCCCGCACCAGCGGCGCTGTCGGCATCTGCTGTCGCCATATACACTTTCGTATGGCTGCTGAATTTTATTATGTCACCCGCTTTATATATGCCAGTGGTGGATGGTGTAAAACCATCAATCGCAATGGTTGTATCACCAACCGCGTGCACACCATCCACCAGAGGTGTGCCCGTAGCCACTCCTTGCGGTGTGGCCAGGTGCGGCAGCACTATCTGAAACGCACTGCCGCGCTGCGATATGGCAAAGGCGAACAGCGGCGCAAACTCGGCGCGCGTCATGGGTGGAAACTCGCAAGTCATTTCCCAAAGATGGCCGGCAATAATGCGCGCCTGGCGCTTGCCTGATTGCGCGATGTCTTCGAGCACCGGCTGCGTGGAACTAAGCTGCGCGGTTTTTATCTCGGGTGACGCGGGAAACGTTCCACTCATGCGAAGCTGTGCCCTTCTTCATTCATCCAGTCTTTTATAATATTGCCCAGCTGTGCACGGTTGCGCTTTAGGTGCTCAATGGTATCTTTTGGGTTTGGCGAACTGATTTGCAGGGTGACTGATTTGGCACCACCGCCGACTGCATTGTTACGCACGGCGGCAGATGTGCCGGGATCTAGCACCATTTCACCGCGCTGCAGGTTGTAGCTGCCTTCGCGTGGCACATAATCCATGCCGTCATGCGCTTGCCCGGCCAGTGCCAGGGATTGCGACAGCGCATGGGTGGCACTGATGCCTTCCATGGCAGGCGCGGCATTGGCGCCAAAGCTGGCCAACGATGCTGCAGCTGCTGCCGGGGCATACGCTGTGGCCAATATGCCTGCGCTTACTATGCCTCTGACCACAATGGCCTTTTCTTCTGCCTGTGACATTGCGTTCAGCAGGGTGCGTTTAATCGCGATCTGGACTAATCCACTGATCACGCTCTTGATCACTGATGTCATTAATGATTTTAGTGCCTCTGCCATGCTTTTCTGTTCGATGATAGCGTCTGCAAACGCATCACCAATGCCCTGCGCTACGTTGTTGGCGGTGCTTACCCATAGATCGTTCCACAGTTTTGCGCGCTCTTTTTCTGCTTCTGTGCGCGCGGCATCACGTTCTGCATAGAGTTCATCAAGCCTGTCTTGCAGCAGTATGGCATCGCGGAATTCCTGTTCCATTACATCAGCGCCGCCGGTAGTGCTGGTGCCACCACCCGATGATGCCAGCGGCTGGCCGGCAGCGCTGGCAATGCCTTCTGCTTCGGCGCGCAAATTGGCCAGGAACTTTTCGGCATTGGTTTGCGCGGTCATGGAATCGACCAGGTTGCTCAGCTCTGTCGTGGCCTGTTTCAACCCAGCAGCGGCACCTTCGGACATGGTGGTCAGTGCAGTAAAATTACCCACCTGCAAGCCAAGCAAGCGACCTATTTTAATCCAGCCCTGTATGATCGGGGTGAGCACGGTGTCTGCAATGGTATTGACCACGGTGGCAAAACCCCATGCAGCCACTTCCAATGTTTTGAACAATAGGCGTATGCCCGTGATTGTGTCTGAGAAAAATGCAAAACCACGGATCGCGCCTTCGAGCGCATTGATTATAGTCTGGCTCCAACCTTTGGCTATCTTGCCGTTATTCGCCATAGCAGCACCCAACTCACCGTTGATCACTGCCACCAAACCTTTGAGCCAATCAAACAGGCCGCCTTCCATCACGGTGTTTCTGAATGCAAACCATTTGTCAGACAGCATGGACATGCCACCATCCCAGGTGCGCGCCAGTTCTTCGGTGGCACCACGAAACTGGCTGCCCTGTTTGGTCCATGAATCCATGAGCTGCTGGCGGGTTTCTTCTGCAGTGTATGACACACCCGCCTTGAAACCTAGCATGGACAGAATGCCTTTCTCACGAAACATGTCTGCTGATGCTGCGCCGGCACTGTACATGCGCACCACCTGCCCGGTGGTTTCTTCAATGGACATGCCGCTGGTGGCGGCCAGGTCACCAATCAATGGCATCCACTGGTTGATTTCCTTTACGCCGCCTTTCATCACACCGGCTAGCTGGGTGGCGCTGTTCATTATGTTTTCGTATTCAAACGGTACTTTGCTGGCAAACACGGCCATATCTTTAAACAACGCATTGCCTTCCGACACACTGCCCAGCAACACCTTAAGACGCACGGCATATTGCTCAGATGTAGATGCTGCATTGACAAAAGAATGCGCCAGCGCACCAATACCGCCAACACCCGCCAGGGCAAACATGGCACCCTTGAGTGATGTGACTGCGCCGCTAACCTTTTTAAACACACTGATCGACTGGCGCTGATATTGTTTTGTAATGGCCGCCGCTTTGGTAAAATCACTGCGCAGGCGTGCAGTGTTGGCATTGAGATCAATCGTTAATGCGCCTGCACTTGCCATGGGTGTTTACCGTTTAAGTATTATTGCGGGTCATTTCAAGATAGACAAACCAGTAGTTGAATTCCTGCTGGGTCATTTCGCCAATTTCTTTCTGTGTTTTGTTGAGCCGGTCGGCCAACACAAAGCGCGCTAGTAGCATTGGGTTGGCCTTTAGTCTTTTTCCAGTTCTGCGCGCTCCACGTCTTCGCCTTTCATGCGAACCACAATGTTGGCCAGAATATCTGACTGCACACCGCGCATCAGTTTTTGCTTATCAGCAACGGTGAACAATGGTTTTGCATTTTCATCCAGGCATTTGCGGATGATGGTGTAGGCAATGAATTCTGCATCACTGCCTTTGGCCATGCGGTTGGCATAGCTCATATCATCCAGGGTAAACATTTTGAAGTAGATTGTTTTTTTCCACTGCTCAATGAACACTGATTGCAGCTCATTGCTGCCGATGATTTCGTCAATAAAAGATGTTTCTGCCATACCTTACACCGTGGTTTCTGTGAGGATGCCGTTGCCTTCGAAGCTGAATGATGTTTCCACCATGCCATCGATGGCTGCGCTGCGCTCAATGCCAGTGATAATGGCAGATCCGGTGAAGTAGGTGGCGCCAGCGCCCGATCCTTCGGGGTACATGTTCAGCGTGACTTCTGCGCCGATGGTCATTGCGCCCTGTCCAGTCGTGTCGGTTTCATCCCAGAAGGCATCTGCCTTGCCGTTCCATGATTGCTGACCGGCTTTTTTTGTCATCCAGGTATCGGTCAACGTGGAATCATCGATGGTGTTTGCGCTTTCTGTGAGCGACCAGCCTTTGAGCTCTGCAACTGCATTTGAGCCGACCTTGACTGAGCCTTCACTGCCTTTGTGGTTTGACATTTTGTGTGCCTCTTAATGTAAAAAAGCAGCCGTGGCTGCCAGTGTTATTCAAAAAATGCAGGGGTTAATCTTCTGCCTGTGCTGGTTTTTTCTGCTGGGTTTCAAGTTGCGATTTATGGCTGACAGCCGGTTTTGCGGGCTGTGGTTTTTCTGTTGTCCAGCCGCGTTTTTCTGCCGTGGTCTGGCTGCCTTCGCTAACGTTGATCGGTTCGCTGGCATCTGGGTGATACATTACTGGCATGGCTAACCCTCTATTTTATGTTCTGTAACTGATGGTGACATCGGTAGTGATTTCGTATATTTCGAAATCCTGATCAAATGATTGATCGATATTGTCGATTGTGATGTCCAGTATCAC